ATTGATGTGCTCGGGTGCACGAAGTTGGTAGGGAACCATATGGGCATGTTCACAGATAAAATAGATATTTCAGGCAGTATTGATCTTGCAACAAGGATCATCAATGCACGCAAGCGATCCAACAAAACTGACTGACGATCAACTGGCTGAAGACATGGGCCGGTTTTATGACGATCCTCTTGGATTTGTCATGTATGCCTATGAATGGGATACTGATCCGGCTCTTGGTATTGTTGAACTCGCTGAACCTTGGGCAACCCGCTATTGCTGCAAATATGGCCCTGATGAATGGGCCTGTTTATTTCTTGATGAATTGGGCGAGAAGATCAAAGCGCGGAACTTCGACGGGCGGAATGCTGTAGAACCTATCCGAGAGGCTATTGCTTCCGGCCATGGTATCGGTAAAAGCGCCATGGTTGCCTGGTTGGTAGATTTCATTATGTCGACAAGGCCATTTGCAAAAGGTGTGGTCACTGCCAACACAGGGCCACAGCTTGAGACAAAAACCTGGGCGCAGGTAGCGACATGGACGAAGCGCTGTATAACTGGTCACTGGTTTATTGTCACTAACGGCAAGGGGTCAATGAAGATGGTCCACAAGGACTATCCTGAGTCATGGCGGTGTGACGCCCAGACATGTCGAGAGGAAAACTCAGAATCTTTCGCAGGACTTCATGCCGTCAACTCGACACCGTTCTACATTTTTGATGAGGACTCTAACGTTCCTGAAAAAATACATGAAGTGGCCGAGGGTGGCTTGACAGACGGTGAACCGATGATGTTCCGCTTTGGCAATCCAACTCGGAATACTGGCTCATTCAAGGACTGTTTCGGTAAACAGCGCCACAGATGGAGTACCAGACAGATAGACAGCCGGACGGTGAAGATCACCAATAAAGAACTCATCAAGCAATGGATTGCTGATTACGGTATTGATTCCGATTTCGTGAAGGTTCGTGTCCTGGGTCAGTTCCCATCTAGTTCCGTCAAACAGTTCATCCCTTCTGATTTGGTCGATGAAGCACGTAGGAGGAGAGTCACGGCAAAGGACGTACAACATGCGGCAAAGATTATCACGCTTGATCCTGCATGGAGCGGTGAGGATGAGTATTGCATAGGGCTCAGACAAGGGCTTTTCTTTAAGATGCTTTGGACGGCAATCCAGGTTGAGGATGATGTGTTTCTTGCTAAGAAACTCGCGGATCTGGAAGATGAACACAAGGCCGACGCGGTGTTTATCGATTTTGGATTCGGCACAGGCGTGATGAGTGTCGGTCAATCATGGGGGCGTGCCTGGCGGTTGGTCAACTTCGGCGGAAAGTCCAATGACCCAGCCATGCTGAACAAGCGCGGTGAAATGTGGAATGGTGTCAAGAAATGGCTCTCAGAGGGCGGCTGTCTTGAGGAGTCAGATCAAGTGCTTGCTGATGATCTCATCGGGCCTGAATACCACGTTAAACTGGACGGAACTATTGTCCTTGAGTCAAAGGACGATATGAAACGTAGGGGCATACCTTCACCGAATCGTGGTGATGCTCTGGCCTTATCTTTCGCATATCCCGTTGCACCCCGAGGGTTCAGACATAGTGGAACCGCAAGACATGCATCTGAGTACGATCCTTTCCAAGTTGTCGAACAGGCCAACGCTGCGGCTGGCAAGCACACAGTCGATTACGATCCATATTCACACTGAGGAGGCACCATGTTTTACAGACTACTGCTCACGATACTGATGATTCCGCTCGGCTGTTTTGGCGGTGGATCTCCGAATGTGCCTCCTCCCGCTCCTCCGCCTCCCGAGGAACAAGACGTTGCGGTGATTGCTGGCCGTGACAAAGAGAGAGCACGACGGAGGGCCGCTGGTGGCTCTACGATGTTCTCCGGTCCTATGGGGGCAACTGGCACGGCTCCGGTGCAGGCGAAAACACTATTCGGGAATTAAGGGTCCGGTGCGTCTGGTACGGGCATGAGAACCGAGTCCGATCCCTCGGGTAAATGTAGCGGGTAATTGGCCAGACGCACCGTGATATTTTTTGATATGAGTAAACTTTTCCTGACGGAATGCCAGAATATGCGAGGAAACACTTTAGAAGTTTAGCGGCAGTAAAAAGAGGGTGGCCATGATAGACAATGAAACCTTGAGACAGTCGCTTGACAGACGCATGGGCGCAATGGATCTCGAACTTAATACCTTCCTGCCTCATTATCGTGAGTTGACCGACTTCCTCTCTCCCCGTACCGCTCGTTATCTGACAGTCGATACCGTCAAGGGGCAGAAGGCCAATCAGAAGATAATCAACGCGACGGCCACTAAATCACTCAGGACTCTCAGGTCTGGCATGCACGCCGGCATGACATCTCCGGCTCGGCCATGGTTCCGCCTGATGACTGAAAACTCTGATCTCAGGGACTCGGGCAACATCAAGCAGTGGCTATTCATCGTTGAAGAAAAGATGCGGGTCGCTCTGGCCAAGAGCAACTTTTATAATACTATGCCGATGATGTACGGCTCTCTTGGGGCTTATGGTACTGCGTGCACTGCCATGATCGAGGACGATGAGTCAATGTTCCGGATGTATACCTTCCCAACTGGGTCCTATCGTCTGGCGCTCAACGAGACGCTGCGTGTTGATACCATGTACCGCAAGATCCCGATGACCGTTCGGCAGATCGTCAACCAGTTCGGGGCGGAGAACTGTTCCAAGGCAATCACGCAGGCCTATGACCGGGGGGAGTATACCGCAGTTCATGAGATAGGCCATGCTGTCGAGCCGAATCCGGATCATGATCCAGCATCGCTGATGTCGAAAGATAAGCCATTCCGTTCTGTCTATTGGGAACTGAGTTCAGCAGAAAAGGGTGTGCTGCAGATCAAAGGCTTTGAAGAGTTCCCGATAATGGCTCCCCGGTGGGACATCTTCGCTCCTGATGATATCTACGGCTATTCTCCCGGTATGGATGCTCTTGGAGCGGTCAAGGGGCTGCAGTTGTACGAGCGACGCAAGGCTCAGGCAGTCGGCAAGATGGTCAACCCTCCGATGCTGGCTGATACCTCTCTCCGGACTACTGGGTCAAGCATCATCGAGGGCGGTGTCACCTACATCGACAACCTGGCCGCACAACAGCATGCTGGATTCCGGCCTGCATACCAGTTTAATCCTCAGATTGGCGAACTGCGGGAGGACATTCAGGAGATATGTCAGGAGATCCGCTCCCACTTCTTTGAGGACTTAATGCTGGCCTTTGCCACTTCCGATCTTCCGTCTGTAACCGCTCGGGAGGTTGAGGAACGGCATCAAGAAAAACTGCTGGTTCTCGGGCCGGTACTGGAAAGGATGAATCCTGAACTATTCGATCCTGCTATCAGTCGCTTGTTCAAGATCATGTTACGGCGCGGTGAATTTCCTCCTCCTCCTCAGGAACTTCAGGGGCAGGGCCTCAAGGTCGAATATACGTCGGTCATGGCTCAAGCACAAAAGCTTATCGGCACGTCCGCAGTCGAGCGTGTTACCGGTTTCGTCGGCAATCTGATGCAGATAGGCTTTACCGATGCTGGCGATGTGCTGAATGCAGGCGAGGCAGTCAGGGAGTATGCGGCCATGTATGGGACTCCTCCGACGATGATCAACAGCCCTGAAGTGGTCAAGCAGAAGCAGGTACTCAAGCAGAAGGCTCAACAGGCTCAGCAGATGGCAGAGATGATGCCGGCGCTTGCTCAGGGCGCGTCTGCTGCCAGAACGCTCAGTGAAACAAACGTAGGAGAAATATCGGCACTCCAGAGAATGGGGATAGGTGGCTGATGTCTCGGCATCGGACCGGGCCGCGCAACTACAAGGACAAAAAGACCTGTCTCCAGTCAGGCGGCAAGGTCTGTTATGCGACTCGGAAAGCGGCTCTCGGGTCAAGCCATGTGGTTGAAAAGCTCTATGACGTGGAAATCAACATTTACAAGTGCAGTTTTTGTGGTGACATGCATTTGACCAGGAGCAAGCGCAGTGGCAAAGAAGCCCGAAAAGAAAGATCCCCAGCGTCAACAGGAGTTAAACGACATACGGGAGTTGCTGATCACAGGGCCGGGATTCCGGTTCATGAAGCGTCTCCTTAATATCACAGGACCATTTCAGATGAGGTTCAATGTTGACCATTCAATCCATTCATTCATGGATGGTCAACGCAACGTAGGAACCAGGCTGGTAACGGACGTTTTAGAAGCGTGTCCTGAACAACTATCGAGACTCATGATTGAGTCATCCAAAGATGAAAAGGAGATGAACGATGCAAAACACAAGAATGACCTGGGGCCTGATGATGAGACGATTACTGATTAACATCCTACTGTTCCCCGTTTTTCTCGGCTTTGCCGTAGAAGGTGATACTGCTACCCCTCCGGCTGACGATGGTGTTGGCGGCGGTGATGGTGGAACTGGTGACGACAACAAGGACGATCAGGGTGCTGGTGGCAATACTCCAGACCCGGCCAAAGCAGAAGAGGGTCGACGCGCGGCCCTGAGTGATGAGCAACGAGCGGCTGAAGATCAGGCCAAGGCTGATGTAGACAAAGCAAAAGAGGGGGCTCCTGATGCTTACGAAGATTTTAAGCTTCCTGATGGCATGGAAGCGGCTAAAGAACTGGTGGATGATTTCAAGCCTCTGCTTAAAGATGAACTTAACCTGTCCCAGGATAAGGCGCAGAAGCTGATCGATTTCTACACTCAGAAGGTTATCCCCGGCATGAAGGCAAGGGGTATTGAGGTCTGGAATAACGAACTGGCTGCACGTACCAAGGAGATTGAGACTGATAAGGAAATCGGCGGCGACAAGATCAAGCAGACCGGTGAAGCGGTCAACCGGGTGGCAAATACATTCCTGAAGCCGGAAGAGAGTCAGGAGATGATGGACTATTTCAAGCGGTTTGGTGACTGCAAACCGTTTCTCAAACTGCTCACTCGGGTCAGTGCTGCCATGAAAGAGGATGGCATGAAGATGGGTGGAGCTGGTGGGGAGAATGCACCAAAATCATTGGCAGATAGGATATTCAGTTAAGGGGTTTAATTTACTCGTACCGCATGGAGGGGGTAAGCGGGTCAGATTCTCACGCAGTTCAATACAAAATGGAGGTATGTTCAATGAAAAGTTTTAGAACGGTATCTGTTTGGCTCGGCCTGGTCGCTCTGTGCATGATGGTTTTTGCTATGGCTGCTGGTGCCGCTTCTTTTGATGTTCATCAAGTCGTTGCTGCAGGCGGTACTCTCGGCCTGGGTGGGCTTGGTGCATTTTTGATGTTTGGGACGACTCTCTCCGATACCTGCCCGACGTTGCTTGACGTAACCAAGCGTCTCGATCCACAGGGTAAGGTTGACGCCATCGCCGAGATTCTTTCTCAAACAAACGAGATCCTGGCCGATATGGTCTGGCTGGAAGGTAATCTTCCTACTGGTCACCGCGGCACTATCCGCTCGGGTCTCCCTGCTCCCACCTGGCGTAAAATGTACGGCGGCGTTCAGCCTAGCAAATCGCGCACTGTGCAGGTCACTGACAACTGCGGGATGTTGGAGGCATACGCAGAGATTGATAAGGCCCTGGCCGACCTCAACGGCAACACTGCCGCTTTCCGTCTGTCTGAGGATCGCGCTCAGATTGAGGGGATCAACCAGGAGCTTGCATCAACCATTTTCTATGGCAATGAAGGTACTGAGCCCGAAGCGTTCACTGGTTTTGCTCCTCGTTTTAACGATCAGACGGCGGCGAACGGCGATAATATTATCACTTCTGCCGCAACTCCTGATTCCACCGATAACGCTTCGATCTGGCTGGTGGTCTGGGGGCCAAACAGTGTTCACGGTATCTATCCCAAAGGGTCGAAAGCTGGCCTTCAGATCAACGACAAGGGGCAGATCACAATCGAGAACGTGGACGGTGCCGGTGGTCGCATGGAAGGATACCGGACCCATTACAAGTGGGATTGCGGTCTCCATGTCAAGGATTGGCGCTATATCGTTCGGATCAATTTCGATCTTGAGGATATCGTAGCTGCCGGGACAACCGGGCCGAATCTTTCCCAACTGATGCGCCAAGCAGCCCGACGCGTACCTTCCTTGAACATGGGGCGTCCAGCGTGGTATGCAAACCGGGATGCTCTTGACGCTCTGGATCTTCAGTTCAACGAGCGGTCAACCCTGAACTTCAAGACGATTGAAGAAGGTGACGGCAAACTGGTCGATACCTTCCTGAAGATTCCTATCCGTCGTTGTGATGCTCTGCTCTCTACTGAGGCCGGGATTTAACCGATAAGGGGGCTTCGGCTCCCTTATTTTCAAACCAAATTGTTGAAGGAGGCTGAAGATGATACTTGACGCAAGAAATGAATTTTGTGATGCAACCAGTGTGGTAGGTGACGCTGGCACTGCTTTGCTTGGCAACGTAATGGATCTCGGGGCGGTTGCTCGGGATCTCGGCAATGGACAACCCATGTATTTCAATATCACTGTTGATACGGAGATTATCACCGCTGGCTCGACTGGCACCATCCAGTTTTTCCTGGCGTCTGATGCTCAGGCCGCTATTGCAACCGACGGCAGCGCAACCATTCACGCAACGTCTGCGTCAATCGTGACTGACGACGCGGCCGTCAATGGGGCTCTTGCTACAGCGGGCGCAACTATCCTTTGTGTTGCTTTACCGCAAGGCACTACGTATGAGCGCTATCTCGGGGTGCTGGCAACTATCGGGACCACTTCAGTTACGGCAGGCAAAATCAATGCCTTCCTGAGCGATATCCCGCGCGGTAATCCTGCCTATGCTGATGGGATTGCATAAGGGATAAGTTACCAATGCTGGATCTGATACCGGGGCTCCGGTCCCGGTATTTTGTCGAGTAGTGGAGCATATAAAAAATCGGAGGTTGATATGAAAGTAATCGCAACGGAGACAGGATTTTACAACAAGCGCCGGATTTATCCAGGTGAGGTGTTTGAGTTTGCTGGTGAGAAATGCGGCAAGTGGTTTGCCCCTGTAGACAGTGTGGCTGCCAAGGGTAAGGATGAGGTGAAGAACGATGATGGCCCCACACGCAAGGAGATGATGGTTCAGCTCGATCAGGCCGGTGTCAAGTATGACAAGAACATGAACAAGGCCGATCTCCTTGAACTGCTCAAGGCCACTGTTCAGAGTTATTTACCCGGTGCTTCAGCTGCCGGCAAGGATCTCAGAGAGCCGACCGAATAACCAAGAGACCGCACAAACGCGAATAAGGGGAGGGCAGCAACATGATAACAGGATCATTTACGGCAGTTGGCGACAAGAGCGGTCACGTCTCAATGAATATGAAGGAAATCGTCTCGGCTGTTCTCGCCAGCTCATTCACTGGCTCTGTGGTGCTGGAAAGATCAACATCGCCTGACTCGGGATGTTTCCAGACTGTCGCGACTCTGACAGACACCACGGCCATGACGTTCATCAACGAGAAAGTCCCGGTATGGTATCGCCTACGGTGTACGGCGATAGGGGCCGAGGAAACCATCACCTATTCATTTGGCAACGCTGTTGAAGGCATCACGGTAATTCGCAGGGGCGATGACGGCTTTATCTCTGAATCGTTTGGCAAGACTACACCTGCTGATGGCTTGGCCGGTTTTTCAAAGGGCTCTATCTTCCTGGATCAGAACGGCCCTGGTGCTGGGATCTTCGTCAATGCCGGCACGTCTGCTGCTTGTATCTTCCGACCTTTTGGCACCTGGGAAGATTCGGCAGATGGCAACTCATACTCTCTCGGCTCAACTAACGCGGCTGCTGAACTTGTGGAGGTGTAACGTGAAAAGATTGATATTTCTGGTTTTTCTATTGGTCTCCCTGGCGACTCTTGCCTATGCTGCGAGTGGTGATAGAACTCCTGGTTACGCTCCCAAATTTCATATCATCTCGTCTTCGACAAAGGCTGCAAAATTGCCCGGTGAGATCAGGTACAGCAGTTCTTTTATTTATGTGAACATTTCGACGGCAGCGCGGCCACACTGGCGCAGGGTCAGCCTCGGGGCGGCTTTTTAAAACTACTCCCACGGAGGTTTGTAATATGAAACGTGCATTAATATTATCAGTTTTCATGCTTTGCCTGGCTGTAACCGGTGCTTTCGCTATTGGTGATTTGCCTACCACAACAAACGGATCATGGATACAGGGACCGGCTCCTAATGGGTTACTCTCTCAATTCCTGACTGTTAATAGCACCACGATTGACATGTCAAACAATACCTGGTGGAGCATCATGGCTCCGGCTGCAGGCTGTAAATATCGGATATTGCCCACCACGGCAAAAGGTTCTTATCCAGCGTTTACGGCTCCCACTGCTCAGGCCATGAGTAAACTGGTCAATGTAAACTCTTCCTTTGTCAATTTCACAGGCTGTGCATTGGCTGAACTGGAACGATTCTAGGGTGTGATGCGCTGCCATCATGAGTCAGTATGTCCCCGTCATGGGACATCTCGCTGCAAAATGGGGGAACTGTACTGCAAAATGAGGGTGGCTTTGGATTACGTAGCACACAGGCGGACGTGGTATGAACCTC